AGTACAGCAAAGCCGCGGCAATCAGAACGATGACGATGATCAGTGCGGTATACATGCTCACTCCTTGGTTGATGGTTAAGGCATTTCACTCGGCTGCACCGGCGCATCCACAACAGCTTCCGGATCAATGGCATGGCCTGCGGCCTGCAGCAGCGCGAGGCCTGCGGGCAGATCGGCATTGTCCAGGTCGATGTAGGCCCGGACGCTGGCGTCTTTCACGACGGCCTGCACCTGCGGATTCGTGTCGGCGAGGATGGCCCACTTGAGCGGGCCGAAGCGATCGAAGAAGGCGCCGACGCTGACGCGGCGGGGAGCAGGCTCCGGTTCGGGGTCACCGTGATCCACGGCCCTGCGCCAAGCGCCGGGATAGTTGGCTTCGGCAAATGCTTCGTCGGCCACGATGGTGTCAATGACGGCATCGCCGTCTAGGATCTCGATGCGCATGGTCATGTCATACCCCCGTGTCCGCGTAAAAATCGAGGTGGGCATAGCCATTGCCCCCCACTCCACCATTGACCACCCCACCGCCGCCGCCCCCTCCGAGTCCACCTTGCCCTCCCGTTGCGGAGCCACTAGTGACCGACCCGTTGGCGCCGCCTCCGCCGCCGATTCCACCGTCCCCTGCAAATTGAGCAGAGCCCGAAGCTAAGCCGAGCCCTCCCCCACCGTTAGCACCCCCTGGATATGCGGCGATTCCGCCAGCGCCGCCGAAAAACGGAATGCCCCAATCCGCCAGACCTCCATCCGCGTACGACGGGCGGCCATTGACATCCACTGACCTGCCCAGCAGGTCCCTTAAGCCCATGGCGCCGCCACCGGGCCCCGTCGATGACGCCGCACCGGTACCGCCCCCGCCACTGCCATTGACCGACGCTGAGGTCGTCGTGTTGTTCCCCTGTTCGAGGATGTCGACGCCCGCGCCACCTGTCACGACGGACCCGGCTGCCCACCCGGGCCGAACGGAATCTGCACCGAAGTCCCAATTGGACGATGGAGATGGTCCATTCGCGGGCGTCGATGCCGAACCGGATTTACCGCCAAGACCGCCAAAGGCGGTGTACGTCACGCCGCCAACGACGACCGTGGTGTTGCCACCGGCCGTTCCATCGCCAGCAGTACCGATGCGGCCAGCGCCACCAGCACCGATAGACACCACGACGGTGTTGCCCTTCTTCACGCGCAGGACTTTCGCACCCCAAGAGCCGCTGTAGCCGCCCGTGGCATTCGTGCCGTTGGCGCCTCCTCCGCCCGCTCCCATCCCCCGAAAGACAACGATGCCGTCCTGGGGTGCAGTCCAGGTGCGGGATGTGAAGAAATTCGTTGAGAGAGCGGGGGCGAGCACTGCGCCCCCGCCGCCAAATGCCTGGTCGAATCGAATCATGCGAATGTGCTCCCGTCAGAAGTGGCTTCGAATTTCCCGCGCGCCGGCCAGCGCATGGGCGCATCTGGTGTCTCATCGAGGAGCGTGTTTGTGCTCCAGTTGATCCAGCAATCTCCGCCCGAAGCGTTGCGCCCACCGACGTAGTCGCCTGACGTGAAGCCCGCCGGGATAGTGAGGGTGATGCCCGGCGTGAGCGCGACGTAATACACGCCGGCTGCTGCCGTGGTGTTTGCCGTGATGCGCGCAACTGCGGTGCCAGATGCCCCAGGCGCGGCAACGCCGATCACCCAATCCGCCTTGGCCGTGGCGCCCGCGTAGTCGTCCACGCCGATCACGAGCTGACCTGTCGATCCGTCGTAGCTCTGCACGACGCCGGCCATGTGATGATCGAGCGCGCTCGCCGACGTGGCCACGAGGTACATGCCGGCCACAAAGGAGCGCGAGGGCTCGATCGCGAACGTCTTGAGCCCGGCGCCCGGCGTGAGGCTGCTCGTGCTGGTGGCCTTGAGCTGCTCGGTGGCGAACACTTCGGCCTGGTCCCGGTACTGCTCCGCCAGGTCGCGCGCGGCCTCCGCGCCGACTCGGGCCGACGTTGCAATACCCGCCTGGGTCGTTGCCGTGCCTGCGGCGCCCGTGGCAATTGCGGCTTGGGTAGTCGCCGTGCCTGCGGCGCCCGTGGCGATGCCTGCCTGCGTGGTCGCGCCGTCCTCGGCGTCCTCGGCGGCGGACTGCGCAAGCTGGGCCGCATCTCGCGCGGCTTCGGCCGCGGCCCTTGCTGCGCTCGTGTCGCCCACTGCGCCGGCTGCCTCCTGTGCGTTGTGCTCCACGTTGTTGGCGAGGCCGTTGACTTCGCTGACGAAGACGCCCGGCGTCACGCCATCGGTCCCGCCCATGTGCACGCCGAAGCTGTAGGCCTTGCTGTTGTAGGTGCCCGCAGCACGGTCCGATAGCGCCGGGAACGGCGGGATCGGCGTGAGCTGGGCTGCTGGTTGGACTGCCATCAGATGCTGCCTTTCACAGTGAGGTTGAGTGAGGTCGTGGGCCAGTTGTCGCCGCGGATGGACCCGCTGACGAAGCCCAGGGTGTTGAGGTAGCCGTACCGCGGCAGGCCAGAGGCCTCGAAAGGCACGGCCACGTTCTCGATCTCGCAGAGGATCGCGTCGGCATACATGGCCTGCTCAGCGTCGATCACGACGCGGCAAGTGACGATGCGCGCGCTTGCCCGCGGGACGATGCTGTAGGTGCCGTCGTCGTTTTCCTTGCGGTAGCTGTAGCTCTTGCGCTGCGCCTCCGCGCCGTACTCGACGCCGCCCCAGCTCGCGTCACCGATGAGCTGGCGCCAGTCGCCGACCTTTATGTCGCCCACAGCAACGGCGCCGTCCTCGGGCGCGCTGATCGTCACGGTGACCTCTGCATTGGGCGCAATGGGTATGCCATCCAGACTGACTTTCTCCAGCGCTGGCAGCGGGCTAAACAGCAGCTCCCAGAAGCCTGCGGCCTGGGCGAACAAGTCACCGGACTTGCTCGCGATGACGGCGCCGCCGGGGGCATCGCGCACCACGATCGCATAGGTGGCACCTTCGGGGCCGTAGACGCTCACGCCATTGATGAACCCGGGCGAGAGCACATAGGTCACATCGCCAGTTGCGCGGGCCTTCGTGGACACGTAGTCATCGAAGGGCGCCATGCGGTCGGTTGGACCCTTGCGCAGCCAGTGCACGAAGTCCGTGTCGGGCTTGGCCGTGCGGCCCGAGTGGGCCTTGATGCACGAATAGACCGATCCGCTGTAGGTGCGCAGGTCGTCTACGGCATAGTTCGCTTCGGCAACCCAGGCAACCTCTCCACCAGCCGTATTTGGCTCCGGGATCGTGGTGCCTGCGCCGATCATGGCGGGGGCGATCTTGACTGGCACCATTACTCGCGCCGATGTCGTCATTGCACAGCCTCCACCATGAGGGTATTGCCGCCCCCCGATACATCGTCGAACTGTTCCACGAGCTGCGGCACACCGGCGGTGTTGTTCGCCGTGGCATCGGCCGCGGCACGCAGCTGAGCGACCTCTTCGCGCAGGGCGCGCAGCTCTGCCAACAGCTCTGTATTACTCCCCTGTCCCTGCATGGCGTAGACGCCCAAGCGGCCACCCACGTTTGCCAGCGGCATGATGGCCTCCGAACCACGCTCGCCCATCTGCGCGATGTTGAAGAGGGTTGGCCGCGAAACGACGCCGTTGGTAAACGCGCCGCCTGTGGCGAAGCCCGTGTAGCCATTGCGGCGGAACAGGTCTTCCATGTAGTCCGCACCGACGCCGTAAGCGTTGCCGATGTCAGCCGCCGACCAGCCGTAGATGCGTGCCATGTTGGCCATCGAGAGCACGGCCTGCGGGTCTTCGTGCGTGTTGCCGCGCGATTCCTCGTAGGTGAGGATCTTCCCGATCTCCCAACGGATCTGCTCATCCAGCGAGTACCCGGCGCTGCTGCCTGACCCACCGCCGCCTCCGCCGCCAGGGCTGTCCGGGCCGGAGACGAAGCCAGGGCGTCCGCTGGTCCCACCGCCCGGCGTCTCCTTAGGCGCGAAGATGGCAAGAAGCTGCTGGAAGTAGTCCGTCACCGTGCCCGTGAGAGCCAAGGTGCCGTTGACCATGTCGTCGGCGCGCTTGGCTAACGTGTCCAGGTAGTCGAGCTGTTCGTTGATTGCCTTGAGTTGGCGTTCTTCGATCGTGAGCTGATTGCCGCCAAGCTCTCCCAGCTCGGAGAGCTGCCCGGCCAGCACCAGCGCATCGCGGTCGCGCTCGAACTGGCTGACGTAGGCACCCGAGCTGATGCCGCCGCGCGCCGCGCTGATCGCATCCGACAGGCCGGTGTATCCCGTGATCGACGCGCCGCCGCGCACGCCGGCAAGCGCATCCTCGATGTAGACCATGCCCTGCGCGGCCATCATCTTCGCGGTGCTGTCCACTGTGCCGTACAGGTCGCGGGCGTTGGACTTGAGTAGTTGCACGCTGCTGCTGATCTGCCCGATGACGTCGCTGATCGCGCTGGCCTGCCCTTGCAGCTGGTCGCGAGCGCTATCGGCCGAACGCTTGAACATGTCGTAGGTGCTGTCGATCAGTGCCTTGCGGGCGTCCTCGGCCGCTTTCTTGGCGGTGTCTGCAGCAGACTGCGACAGCTGCTCAAAGTAGTCCGCAGCCTGGGCGAAGTTGCCGCTGATCGCCAGCAGGGAAGCGGCCAGCTCGGCATCGCCTGCGGCCATGGCCTCCTCGACTGCACGGCGGAACTGGGCCTTGGCGTCGTCTCCCATATTGGGATCGATGGTCAGGTCCAGGCCACCCAGCGCCGTGTTGAGCTGGCCGCGCAGCGCGTCCATGCGCTCGGCCTCGCTGTAGAAACCTTGATAGAAAGCGCTCGCACTGTTGACAAGTGCGTCGATGCCGCCCGCTGCGTTGAGCAGGCTCGTCTGCAGCTCGCCCGAGATGTCGGCGAACATCTCCATGTTGTTGCCGAGCTGCACGAATGCGGTGTTGACGACCGCGATCTGGTTGATGACGGCCGAGAGCTTGTCCATGTCGGCGGCGTCGCCAATGGACTCCAGCAACGTGTCCGCCCACTCCGGCAGGTCCATGTCCAGCAGCACGTCGCGCAGGCCCTGCCCGGCTTCGGCCAGGAACTCCTTCCAGCCCTTCTCACCGTCCGCGAAGATCCGCGGCGCCCACCGGGACTCGCGGTCGTCGTTCCAGTTCAGCAGTTCGCGGTCGCCCAGGGCGATGCGCAGCGCACCCCACGAACCGTCCTTGCTGCTGTCGTCGGCGAAGCCCAGGGCCACTTCGTAGCCCGCTGCCTGTCCGAACGACCGGGCGAAGCCATCCAGCGCGCCGCCCAGGCTCTGCGCCATGGTGGAGAGCACGCTACGCACTTGCTCGGAGTCCTGCACCCACGGCATGCCCGAGCCGAACTGGTTGTCGATGTTGTCGCGCGGGTTGTAGCCGGGCAGGCCTTCCTGGTCGTCCAAGAAGTCGAGGTTCGTGCGCAGGCCCTGGCCACGGCTCCACGCGGCCGAGCCGCCGATGTGCGGCGTGCCGGAGTCGTCCAGCCCATCTAGGAAGCCGCCGAGCATGCCGCCGATGAACGTCCCGATGCCCGGCATGATGTAGGTGCCGATGGCTTGGCCGATGGCCGAACCAGGCTTGCCTTGGCCCAGGCTGTAGATGGCCCCCAGGTAGCCCGCAGCAGAGCCGATGCCGCCGCTGAAGCCGGGAATGTCGCGCAACCATGTATCGACCTGGCCCACCGTGCGACCCAAGTCCATCATGTTGCCGCCCAGCGTGGTCCAGCCGCGGTTGATGGCTTCGGCGCCGGAGTTCCACAGCCAATCCGCACCGCCAGTGCCCCACGTGCCCCAGTTGGTCAGACCGCCGCCGCTGTTGGCAAGGCCATTGAGCATGCCCCCAGCGCCACCCACGGCTGCAGCTGGCCCGGTGCCCATCAGTCCACCGACCAACATCTGCACTTGAGGCTGCAGCACAAGCGTGGCGAACAGGCGTTTGAGGTACTGCGCAGCATCCTTGCCGCCGCCCATGATGTAGTCGGCCAGGGTGTCGCTGATGGTCTGCGCGGTGCGCTCCCAGTCTTTCGC